CATTGGCACGAACACCCCGGCGAGCAAGCTGGACGTCAACGGCACGATCACCGCGACTGCGGTCAACACGACGACGCTCGATCTAACCAACCTTGAAGTGACGAACATCAAGGCGAAGGACGGCACGGCTGCGGCGACGATTGCTGACAGTACGGGTGTGGTCACCGTTTCCGCTGCGCCGGTTATGTCGGCGCTGACCGCTTCGCAGGCGGTGTTCACGACTTCTGGAAAGGCGCTGGTCAGCAACGCGATCACCGGCTCTGGAAACGTCGTCATGTCGGCATCCCCGACGCTGACCGGCACCATTGACGCCGCTGCGCAGACTCTCTCGGGCAACCTCACGCTCAACGGCGGCACCGCCAACGGCGTGTTGTACTTGAACGGCAGCAAGGTGGCGACGTCGGGGAGTGCGCTGACGTTTGATGGGACGAATCTTGCGACGACTGGAAATCTTGACTTTGGAACTGTAGGGGCAAAGATAAATTTCCCTACAACAAGTTCTGTAACAAAAAATTATGTTGGTGGCGCAGCGGACGGCTTTAGCCTTGAAATGGTCACGCAGCGCGGCGCTATACAGCCGATTAGTTATAAACAAGACTATAGCGTCGGACACGTTTGGAGTCTTACCGGCAGTAGCGCAATGGCGCTCACCTCAACGGGCCTCGGCATCGGGACGAGTTCGCCTACTACTCCGCTAGACGTAACAAAAGCCGGTGGCGGTAATTTTGTTGCTAATTTCCAGAATACAACCTCTGCAACACCGTATGGCGTATCTATTAAGGATGCTGCAACGCCTACTGCTGGATACCCGTTGTTACAAATATCAAATAGCGCGGGTAACAGCGTTTATTTTCGCGTTGACAGCAGCACCGGCAACGTCGGCATCGGGACGAGTTCGCCTGCTGGAAGGCTTCATGTTGCCCAAACCAATGCGGGTGGCGGTCAGTTCCTGACGCTGCAAACAACTAACAGCACGCAAGGCAATGCCCTTATTCGGTGGCAAGGTAGTGCTGGAACAAACCAAGCGTTTATCGGTTCTTATGCTGGAACCGCAGATACTGGTAATCTTGAGTTTGGTAATGGCAGCACTACCAATATGCAACTCACTTCTACCGGCAACCTCGGTCTGGGCGTAACGCCGAGTGCGTGGGGCAGCGCAGTTAAAGCGTATCAGGTTGGGAATAGTTCACTTGTCGGCACATCTACGCAGATGTTGCTTTCGCAAAACTATTTCTTTGATGGCGCTGATAAGTACATTGCGACCGGCCCTGCTTCTCAGTATTACCAAGTCAGTGGATCACACCAATGGCGCATAGCAGCCTCCGGCACCGCAGGCAACACCATCTCGTTCACGCAGGCGTTAACGCTGGATGCGAGTGGGAATTTGCTGGTGGGGACGACTACTTCTACGCTAGGCCGTCTTGAGGTTGTTGGCGGCGCTGGCATCCGAGTTAATGAAGATGCGGCTGGAACAAAGGTCATTAGCATCCGCTCCGCATTTGCTGGTGGTGACCCTGCAATCAATGTCTCAACAAATCACCCGTTAACATTTCTCACCAACAACACCGAACGCGCCCGCATCACGAGCGACGGGAATTTGCTTGTTGGCAAAACTGGTTTAACAGATACAGGTGCGGGCTTTGCTTTAGCGGGAACCGGATCTTCTGATACGGGTCTTGTTTATTTTACAAGAGATAATGGTTTGGTTATGTCAGTCAATAGATTGACAAGCGATGGAGATTTAATTCGATTTGTACAAGACGGAGCGCAAGAAGGCTCAATTTCCGTTTCTGGCAACACGGTTTCCTACAACGCTTTTGCTGGTTCGCACTGGTCGCAACTGCAAGACGGCAGCAGACCCGACATTTTGCGCGGCACGGTGATGGAGTCTATTAACGAACTGTGCGTGTGGCCAGACGAAAACAACGAGCGATTGCCAAAGTCCAAGATCAGCGACACCGCTGGCAGCAAAAAGGTCTACGGCGTATTTATGGCGTGGGACAACGATTGGACTGCGACGAATGATATGTACGTCACGGCGGTCGGTGCGTTTATCTGCCGCGTCAATGGCAGCGTCACGGTGCAAGAAGGCGACTTGCTGGAATCCAACGGCGACGGAACGGCACGTGTCCAAGCGGATGACATCATTCGCAGCAGCACCATCGGCAAAGTCACAAGCACGGTCAAGACGCACCAATACGACGATGGTTCGTACTGTGTCCCGACTGTGTTGTATTGCGGTTAATTAGGAGTAATCAAATGTCTACTGTAATCACATGGAACATCTCGGTTCTTAACTGCATCCCGCAAACCGCAGAGGGCGCGGATTACGTCATCTGCTGTCACTGGCAGTGCAACGGCGTAGACGGAGACTACAACGGCAGCGTCTACTCGACCTGTTCGTTTCCCGTCGTGCAGGGCGAGGCTTTCACGCCTTACGCTGATTTGACGCAAGAGCAAGTGCTGGGCTGGATTTGGGCCAACGGCGTGGATAAGGCCGCGACCGAGGCTGCGGTGGAGGGGCAGATTCAGAACCAAATCAACCCGCCCATCGTGTCGCCGCCGCTGCCGTGGGTGACGCCATGATTAAACTAGAACTGTCCATCGACGAGGTAAACGCCATTCTGCAAGTGCTAGGCGACTTGCCGAGCAAGACGGGGGCGTGGCCGCTCATCGTCAAGATCAAGGAGCAGGCCGAGCCGCAGGTGCCTGTGCCAGAGGAAGTGAAACAGTGAACACCGGCTGGCTGATCGTGTTTGTGTTGCTGAACGCAGCCGACATCTACACCACGCACAGGGTGCTGAAGCAGGGCGGGCGGGAACTGAACCCTATCCTCGCCAAACTGTTTGAAAAGGCCGATCCGATTGTGGTGATGGTGACGCTCAAACTCGCTGCGGTTTGGGCGTTGTGGTATGTGGATGTGTACTGGATCACGGCTCTGGCCTGCGCGGTATATCTGTATGTCGTTGTGAATAACTACTACGAGATCAAGAAATGACCACCGTGCAAGAACTGGAAGTGACCGTAACCAGCCACATTGATGTCTGTTCGGTGCGCTACGAGGCCATCCACGCTCGGCTCAAGCGTCTGGAAAGACTCGTGATCTCAGTCGGAGGCACGGTCATTCTGGTGCTGGTCGGCGCGTTGGGTTCCATGGCAATGATGCTGGTGGAGGCGTTGCAAAGGTGAATATGCAGAAGATTGTGGATATGTTGTTCCCGGTACTGCTGGCCGCTGTCGGCTGGTTGCTCACGGAAATTGCATCGTTCAACAATCGTCTGATGTCGGTTGAGAGCAAGATGCCCGCGTTGATTACGCCTGAAGGTGTACCTACCGATAGCCCATTAAGCGCGGCCCGTCGTCAAGAATTGAAAGACGACATCATGGAGGACATCCATGACTTGCAGGTGCGCGTCAAACTGATGGAGGAGCGAAGCAAGTAATGGACATCTTTGAGATATTCACTCGTGCTTGGCCCGTTATTCTGGCGCTGATTACGCTGATTATCGTTCTGTCTAAACTTGACTTGCGTGTTGCTGTGCTTGAGGAAAAGGTGAAGTCTTTGTTTGATCTAACCAATAAAGGCCGAAAGGAGTAATTGGGAATGATGACCATGATTAGCACTTTCCTGTCGTTCCTTGCGGGTGGGCTTCCCAAGATTCTGTCGATCTTCCAAGACCGGCAGGACAAGAGGCACGAACTGGCACTGGTTGCCGCTCAGAAAGAGCGTGAGCTTGCTTTAGCCGAGCGCGGATTTCTTGCACAAGCAAAGGTCGAAGAGATTAAGCTTGAGCAGATTCAGACGCAGACGGCTGCTGAGGAACGCCAAGCCTTGTACAACCACGACATTGAGATTGGCAAGGGCGCGAGTCAGTGGATGATCAACCTGCGTGCCAGCGTCCGTCCTGTTGTGACCTACATTTTCGTGCTGGAGTTGGTCGCGCTGAACATTGCCGGGGTGTGGTACGCATGGCATCAAGGGGTGCCGTTTGCGGCTGCGATGGCCGAAGTGTTTTCGGATGACGAAATGCTGATCCTAAGCAGCATTATTGCGTTTTGGTTTGGTACGCAGGCTTTTGGCAAGAAATGATTCACTTGTACATCGTTCTTATATGGGCGCTTGTAACCGGGAACGAGTCAAACATCGATGAGGCAGATTGGCAGTGAAAGTCAGCGCCGCAGCCATCGACATGATCAAGCACCACGAAGGGGTGAGGACTAAGCCTTACCGTTGTCCGGCGCTGTTGTGGACGGTGGGGTGCGGACATGTGATTGATCCGACCCATGCGGCGGTGAAGTATGAGGAGCGCAAGAGTCTATCGGTACCCGCAGGCTGGGATCGCGCCCTCACGATGGACGAAGTGGATCGGATTCTTTCTCAAGACCTTGGTCGGTTTGAGCGTGGTGTGGTTCGACTTTGCCCTGCTGCTGTTGGTCGTCAGGGAGTCTTCGATTCTCTCGTCAGTTTTGCCTTCAACGTGGGTCTTGGCAATCTCCAGCGTTCTTCCCTTCGGATGAAGACCAACCGGGGTGAATTTGAAGAAGCGGCGGATGAGTTTCTAAAATGGACCAAGGCCGCGGGCCGTGTGCTGCCAGGCTTGGTCAAGCGCCGAAACGACGAGCGGGCCATGTACCTTGCAGGAGTAGCCTAATGCGAATTGCACTCGAACCGCGGACCACGGACCAGGGTCTGGTCGAGCCTGCGCATGTGATCGAAGTCTATTGCGATGCCTGTGGGTATGACCTCAATGAGGCGGAGCTTAATGCGGATACCTGCTCGGACTGCGGGCAGGAGTTGAATCTGAAACAACATGTGTCGATCCAGGTGACGACCATGCCGGCAGCCAGCGGAGGAACTTTGCCGTGAGGAAGAAAGCCAAGAGTAAGGTCAACGCAGCGGGTAACTATACGAAGCCCGAGCTGCGCAAGCGTCTGTTCAGCTCCATCAAGTCTGCCAGTACGCAGGGCACGGGCGCAGGAAAATGGTCCGCGAGGAAAGCACAGCTCTTGGCGAAGCGTTATAAGGCCGCCGGCGGCGGGTACAGGGACTAACATGCGCGCACCACAGCAGTCGTTGAAGGATTGGACGGCCCAGAAGTGGCGTACGAAGTCTGGCAAGCCCTCGAGCAAGACGGGCGAGCGGTACCTGCCCGAGGCGGCCATCAAGGCGTTGTCCCCGCAGGAGTACGCGCGCACGACCGCGGCCAAGCGCAAGGGCAAAGCCAAGGGTAAGCAGTTCGTGAAGCAGCCGAAGGCGATCGCTCGCAAGACGGCGCAGTACAGGTGAAGCATGGCGAGTGTCAAGAAGGACGCGATCGGGCAGGAGATTCGTAAGTCGTACGAGCGCGGCCAGAAGGGCTGCCCGGAAGCGACGATGGATATCCATGTCAACCTCAAGAATCGCAACAATGCGATTGAGGAGTATGGCTACGGGCCGTTGAACCCGGAGTCCGAGTCGCGTGCTTTCTGGGACAAGAAGGCCGAGCTGTGGCAGACCACGGTGCGCGAGGCCAAGAAGGCCCGCTGTGGCAACTGCGCGGCGTTCATCCAGACCCCGGAGATGATTGCCTGTATCGAGAAGGGCATCCATGACTACAACGAGGAGATGGAGCACGAGAATTACGCCCCGGATGTGGTCGCGGCGGCCAATCTCGGGTACTGTGAGCTGTTCCACTTCAAGTGTGCCGGCGATCGGACCTGTGACGCCTGGCTCGTCGGCGGTCCAATCAAGTAGGATGCGCGTATGCCACTACTTAGACTCTTTTTAAAGCCGGGTGTAGATAAGCAAAACACCGAATACGGCGCGGAAGGCGGATGGATCGACTCCGATTACGTCCGGTTTCGCTATGGGCTGCCTGAAAAGGTCGGCGGCTGGGCCCCGTTTGGTGAAACCACGGCCTATTTGGTGGGCATGCCGAGCGAAGTCTTCACCTGGACGGACCTCGAGGGCTCCCCCTACGTTGCCGTCGGCACGAACAAGAAGGTTTACGTCTACTACGGCGGTACCTGGGCGGACATTACGCCTATTCGGGACACGAATACGGGCGTGACCTTTGACACGACGAACGGATTGACCCGTGTTGTGGTCAACGACAGCGGCCACGGGGCAATTACAGGCGATTTTGTCACGCTTTCGGCGACGACAGGCAACCCTGGCGGCATCCTGAACGCGAGTTTGAACAACGAGTTTGAGATTATCGAGGTTCTGAACGCCAATGAGTACGCCATCGAAGCGCCGACCAGCGCGACCTCGACCGCCACGGCGGCAGGCACGGCCACGGCGACCTACCAGATCAACACGGGGTCGGATGTAAGCTACTTGGACTTCGGCTGGGGCACTGGAACGTGGGGCTTGAGCACTTGGGGCACCCCGCGCCCGCCCTCTGCCTCGGTTGCTCTGTTTTCCCGCGTCTGGCAGTTCGATAACTACGGCGAAAACCTCATCATGCAGGTTGTAGACGGCGGCATCTACGAGTGGCTGCCGAGCACGGGCATTGGCGTGCGGGCAACGGCCATTTCTGGCGCGCCGACCAAGAGCAAATACGCGTTGGTGTCGACGCCTGACCGGCATCTGGTCTGCTTTGGTACGGAATCGACCATCGGGACGCCTTCGTCGCAGGATCCGATGTTTGTGCGCTTCTCAAACCAAGAAGACATCAACACATTCGTCGCCACGGCGACCAATACGGCTGGCGGCCAGCGCCTGACGGACGGAAACTACATCGTCTCGGCGCTTCGCTCGCGCGGACAGATCTTGATCTGGACGGACACGGCACTGCATGGCATGCAGTACCTTGGACCGCCGTATACCTTTGGCTTCCAGCAGCTCGGGGCCAACTGTGGCCTTATCGGGCCGCATGCGTCGGCGGATGTGAACGGCGTGGCGTACTGGATGAGCAAGGACGCCTTCTTCGTGTTTGACGGTGTGGTCAAAAAGCTCCCCTGCACGGTGCAGGACTACGTGTTCAAGGACTTGAACTTCACGCAAGCGCAGAAAGTGCACGTAGGAATCAACACGCAGTTTAACGAAGTGACCTGGTGGTACTGCACCGAGGACAATGACTACATCGACCGCTTTGTGACTTACAACTACCTCGAGCAAGTGTGGTCCGTGGGCACTATGGCGCGTTCCGCTTGGGTGGACCTTGGCACTTATTCCTTCCCGATGGCGACACAGTACGATATCGACGGTACCGAGGCTACGATCAGCACGATTTATGGACTCACCCCTGGGCGGTCCGTGGTCTATAACCAAGAGTTTGGCAAGAACGGCAACGGGGATCCGATCCTTGCGTATGTGAAGTCGGGGTACTTCGATATCGGCGATGGCGATCAGGTGTTGTTCATGAAGCGGTTCATCCCTGACTTCAAGAACCAAGAGGGCGATCTCACGGTGAGGTTGCTGTTGCGCTTGTATCCGCAGGTCTCCGCGACGCCGAGCTCGCTTGACCCGTATGTCATCTCTCCGGGTACAGACAAGGTGGACACGCGTGCGCGCGGGCGACAGATTGCGTTGCAGATTGAGAGTTCGGAGATTGATACCAACTGGCGCTTTGGCACGATGCGTGTTGATATCCAGCCGGATGGGTTGAGATGAGTAAGATCTTCAACGTCCGTCTGCCTAACGCAGCGGCCGTTAACTACAGTCAGGAGCAGTTTGACCAGTTAGTTCGTTCGCTAGAACAGGTTATTTTTCAGCTTAATAACACTTACACGCCGATCGTCAGCGAGGATCGCGCGGGCGCGGGTTCGTGGTTCGCAGCAGGTTCCGGTGCGGGCGGTGGTTTTGCTGGCGGCGTGCGGGGCTTTCAGATCAGTAACGGCATCAGTCTGCCGCAGGCGATGCTGATCTCGAATCTCGATCAAGACCTGACCAGCACGACTACCGAAGAGCTTTTGACGTATGACGTCGTGGCGTTATCGAACGGCATCCGCGTCGTCGATAACAGCAAAATCTACGTTCCGTGCTCCGGGCAATATCTCGTCACGTTTACGCTACAGGTCTCGAACCGAAGCAATGCGGCTCAGGAGTTTGAGGTGTGGGCCAAGGATACCGGAACAAACTATCCGTCTAGTCGCACTCGCTTTGACATACCCGCCAGGAAGAGCGGCAGCATCTGGTCGCATATTGTCCCGGCAATCACCGGCATTTTCACGGTGAACGACCCTAGCACGAACTACCTAGAAATCGCCTGGTGGGCGAGCAGTACG